CTCGTTGAGTCAGCGTTTATGAGCCTTCATAAGGGGGTTATGTGATTGATCTGAATAAGGAATACAGTCAATCAGAATTTGGTGCCCTGGTCGGTATTTCACAACCAGCTGTGTCTGATCTGCTGGCGCGCGGAGTCCTGCGGAGAGGCGACAGCGCTAGCCGCTGGTTGCTCGACTACTGCCGTCACCTGCGCGAAGTCGCAGCTGGCCGTGCCACCGCTGACGCATCGATCGACCTTCCGACCGAGCGCGCCTTGCTCGCCCGCGCGCAACGCGAAGGACAGGACATCAAGAACGCCGTCGCACGCGGCACCTACGCCCCTATCGACACCCTCACCGATGTGCTCTCCAACGCAGCCCAGTCTGCCGTCGACCATTTCGACCAGATCCCCGCTGGTATCAACCGGGTCTGCCCCGACCTGCCACAACCCGTGCGCGACTTGGTCATGACTGAGATCGCCCGCGCTCGCAACGAGATGGTCCGCAAGACGGCCTCGCTGATCGCCGACGCCCTGGAGTCTTTCGACATCCAGGAAGACGACTCGCCCGACGCCTCACCGGAGGCCGACTGAACAATGACCGCACGACTGCCCACCGAAACCGTCGAGGCCCTGAAGCGCGCGGTCGAAGCGGGCCTGCGCCCCCTCAAGGCCGACCCGCCAGCGCCCTACAGCGTCTGGGCCGCGGAGCACTTCGACCTGGATGAAGAGTCTAGCCACCAGCGCGGCCTGTTCGTGCCGTGGCCGTTCCAGATCGGCTGGATGGACGCCTTCTCGAATGACGACATCGAGGAGGTCGACGTCGAGAAGGCCAAGCGGGTGGGCTACACCAAAACCGTCGTCGGCTTCGCTGAATACAACGCATCTCATCGCCGCCGCAAGCTCGCCATCTGGCAACCTACCGACGACGACCGAGACAGCTTCGTCAAGTCCGAGATTACGCCGTGTTTCGACATCTGCCGCGCGCTTGATCCCGTCCGCCGCCTCGGCCGCGACGACGACACCATGAAGTTCAAACGCTTCCGCGGTAGCGTGCAGCACTACCTCGGCGCCAAGGCCGCTCGCAGCTTCCGCCGCATCACCATCTCCGTGGCCATCCTCGACGAAGTCGATGCAATGGACCAAGTGGTCGAGAAGACCATTGACCCCGTCACCGGCGCCAAGGGCCGGCTCGAAGGCGCGCCGTTCCCGAAGCTCATCCTCGGCACCACTCCCCGCCACAAGCTCACCAGCCACGTCCGCCGCCGCGTGCAGGCCGCCGAGGCCATCATGGAGTTCCGCATCGACTGCCCGCATTGCGAGCTCGATCACCCGCTGATGTGGGGTGGGGCAGAGGTACGCCATGGCTTCAAGTGGGACAACGCCGACCCCGCCACTGTCCGCCACGTCTGCCCGCACTGCAACGAGGCCATCACCCAGGCCGACTACCTCTCGATGTGGGGGGCCGGACGTTGGGTTAGCCGCTGCGGCGACTACCTCTACGACCACACCGCCAAGGTCTGGACCGACAGCCACGGCACCCCGCGCAAGCCCCCGCGCCATGTCGCCTTCGTTAACGTCTGGACGGCCTACAGCCCCCAGCGCGCCTGGCCCGACATCGTCCGCGAGTTTCTCGAGGCCCGCAAAGCGCAGAAGCTCGGCGACAGCGGCCCCATGCAGGGCTTCAAGAACGAAACCCTCGCCGACGTATGGGAAGAGGAATACGACCACACCGACGCCAGCCTGCTGCGCGCCCGCGCCCTTACCGACATCGACATCCCCCTGCAGCTCGTCCCCCACGGCGCCTGCAAGATTCTGCTCGGCATCGACACCCAGCAGGACCGATGGGAAGCCGTCGCCTGGGCCATCGGGGAGGGCGAAGAAATGTGGCCCATTGACTACCGCGTCATCTACGGCAACCCCGCCCAGCAGCAGGAATGGTTCGAAAAGCTCAACCCTGTCATCGAAGCCACCTACCGTCACATCAACGGCCACACCATGCCCATCGACGCCGTCGGCATCGACACCGGCGGCACCAACTGGACGCACCAGGCCTACACCTATTGCCGCGCCATGAACGCCCGCAAGGTCTTCGCCACCAAGGGCGACCAGGCGCTCGGAGCCCCAATCAAGATGAAGCCCAGCTGGGTGGATGTGAACGCCTTCGGCAAAACCCTCAAGCGTGGCATCAAGCTCTGGCGCATCTGCGTCGACACCGCCAAGGATCTGCTCCACGGCCGACTCGACCAGGTCAAGGAACCCGGCCCCGGCTACATCCACCTCAACCGCCACCTGCCGCCCGAATGGTTCGACCAACTCACCGCCGAGCACCGCATCAAGGTGCGCATGGCCCACGGCTGGGCCGACCGTTGGGTGTGCCCCAGCGGGCACCGTAACGAGGTGCTCGACTGCACTGTGATCGTGCTCTTCCTGGCACAAGCCATGGGCTACCACACCACCCCCGCCAGCACCTGGCAGAAGTGGCGGGATGCGCTCGCGCCCGACCTATTCAGCGCGCCCGCGCCCTCACAGGCCCACCCTAAAGCCCCGCAAGCGCCCGCCCAGCCGCGTCGCGTCCAGCCCGCCGCCTCCGTCGCTCACCTCCATGCCGACCTAGCCACCAGCGACGCCGACGACGAGCTCTTCGCCCCCATCCCCATGCACTAAGAGACCGACCATGACGCAATACATTGAAACTGCAGACGACATCCCCAGCATCGTTGCGCAGGAGATCAGCGCCGCGCACCAGGCCGGCATCCCATCGCACGATCAGCCCGGATATGTTGCCGACCGCCTCCGTCACCGTTTGTCCGGATCGGACCTCTACGTTCGCAAGCGTGCGCTCAGCCCGACTGAGCGGGCACGCGAGATTCGCGCCAGCTTCACTGGTCGTAATATCGGCGAACTTGCCATGCTCTATCAGCTGAGTGAGCGGCGAATTCGTCAGATCGTCAACGAAGGGGGTTAGGTTCCATGGAATTCAGAGACTGGACTGCAGCCGACTGGCACGCCCACTTAAGGCCAAAATGGGTGGAGATGGAAGCGATCAAAAGCGAAACGTGCCGCCACCCGAACAAGCGCCTTACCCGGAGGGTTTGCACAAACGGACAGATTCGCTACATGGCGCAATGCCCAAGCTGCGGCAAGACAAGTCGCATGTCGCTCAAGAAGAAGATCGGTGACGCCATCTATCCGCCGCCGCCGGCATATCACGACGGTCTCTACGAGCAAACGCTCGCGTCGCGCCACGCTCGCCTCCAGCCAGCCGCCGCGGCCTTCTATGCAGCTTATGACGAATATCTAAGATCGACAGTCTGGATGGTAAGTCGGCAGATATGTCTTGAATCTCGCTTCGGTCTGTGCGCCCATTGCGACGCCGAGGCGCAGCAAGCACACCACCTCACTTATGAGCGAGTGGGAAACGAGCACACTGAAGACCTTCTTCCGCTTTGTGCCGCTTGCCATCAACGAGCACATGCCACGCCAGAAAGTGAAATTTTCCCGGAAGTTTTCCTCTAAAAATTTCCACCCCATGCGCGAGATCATTTGCGTATGGGAATCTACAGCCACCACACCGTCGAGCAACTTCACCAACTGCGTGACACCCTCACGCAGTCGCTGCACGATCGGCTGACCAAGGCCACCACCGCCGCCAGCGGTGACCGCCGCGTCCAGTTCGACCAGCAGGTCGCCGAGATCCGCATGGAGATTGCCGCCGTCTGCGCCGAGCTCGACGCGCGTGCCGGCACCCACGCTCACCGTCCCATCTATCTGGTGTGAGCATGGCACGGCGGCCCGGCAAACCTCACCTCACACTCCGCGCCCAGGCAGGGCAGGGCGGCGCCGTGCTGGCCGGGCAGCATCAATCCGCCGGGTACGATCTCGCCACCGCCGACTGGGATCCTGTTGCCGGCAGCGCGGACGCCGATCTGCTGCCGGATCTGGACACGCTCACCGCCCGCGCCCGCGATCTCGCCCGCAACAACGGGCTGATGGGCGGCGCCATGCAGACGATGCGCGACAACATCGTCGGCAGCGTGCTCAAGCTGTCCGCCATCCCCGATTACCGGCTGCTGGGCTGGACGCGCGAGCAGGCCCGCGAGTGGGCCAACAACACCGAAGCGCATTTCCGCAGCTGGGCCGCCACCTCCGAATGCGATGCCGGCCGCACGCTCAACCTGTTGGGCCTCACTTTGCAGGCACTGGGCGGCGCCATGCTCGATGGCGACGCCTTGGCGCTGCCGCTGTGGTTGCCGCGTTCGGACAGTGCCTGGAACACCCGCCTGCTGCTGGTGGATGCCAACCGGCTCAGCACGCCCACCAGCATGATGCATCGCGACGATATTCGCGCCGGCATCGAGCAGGACTACTACGGCGCGCCGGTGGCCTACCACGTGCTGGAACGCCACCCCGGTGATGCGCTCGCCGGATTCTGTTTGGGCGGAACGCACGCACAGCGTTGGACCCGCATCCCGGCCTTCACCGCCTGGGGGCGGCGCCGTGTCATCCACCTGCACGACAAGGAGCGTACCGGCCAGAGCCGCGGCAAGCCCATCGTCTCGGCGGTGATGCGCGAGTTCCACATGGCCGGCAAGTACGCCAACAACGAGCTGCAGGCCAGTCTGGGCAACAGCCTGGTTGCCGCCTTTCTGGAATCCGACCTCAGCCCGGATGCCGCCGCCGCGCTGTTCGGCGACAGCCCCGAGGGCGTGCGCGAACAATGGAACACCTCGGTGCGCCAGGCCCGCAACATCCGCAAGCTGCAGGGCGGTGCGGTGATTCCGTTGCCCGTGGGTGCGCGCCTGTCCAGCTTCAATCCCGGCCGCCCCAATCCAGCTTTCGAGGCCTTCATGCTGGCGTCGCTGCGCCACATCGCCGCCGGCATGAATCTGCCGTACGAGCTGCTGCTGAAGGACTTCAGCAAGAGCAACTACAGCAGCGCCCGCGCTGCGCTGCTCGAGGCCTGGCGCTACTTCAATGGTCGCCGCCGCTGGCTGTCGGACTACTGGCTGCAGGCTGTGTACGAGCTGTGGCTCGAAGAGGCCGTCAACGCCGGTCTGGTCGAGGCTCCGGACTTTTACCGCAACCGCTACGCCTACTGCCGTGCCCGATTCATTTTCGGTGGCAAGGGCTGGGTCGATCCGGTCAAGGAAGTGCAGGCGGTCGTGCTGCGGATGGCCGCTGGGCTGTCGACGCTGGAGAAAGAGTGCGCCGAGCAGGGTGAGGACTTCGAAGAGATCCTCGACCAGCAGGCCATCGAGAAGGCGATGAAGGAGGCGCGTGGCCTCTCGGTCGCCACCCCGGACGCGACCCGTCGCAGCGGACTGACCCGCCGCGACACCAAAGCTGCGGGCGACGACACCGCCTCCGCAGGCTCCGACGACGAAGACGATGACCGCTCGGCCGCGGCCACCACGGCGGCCTATCAAGACACCCTCGCCATGCTCGGCCAGGAGGCCGTCACGCCATGAAGTACCCCCACCTTGCCGCGCGCATCTTCAACACGCCGCTGCTCATCCACCCGCAAAAGCTCGACGCCATCATTGCCGGCCTGGGAGGTCGCCTGCTGGGTGACGAAGCCACGGGCCGTATCGACCTCTCCGCTGCAGCTGAAGCCGTCCGCAACGGCCCGCTGCCCGCAGACATGTTCAGCACCCGCCGCCTCGCCTCGGACCGCGACGCCCGCGAAGGCTACAACGTGGTCGATGGCGTTGCTGTCATCAGCGCATCCGGCGCGCTGGTTCACCGCGGCCGGATGGAAGGCATGAGTACGCGGCTCCTTGGTTACAACGACCTGGCCACCGCCACCGAAGACGCTATTGCAGATCCCGACGTGCACGCCGTCCTGCAGATCTTCGATACCCCGGGCGGCGAAGCACAGGGCGCCTTCGAATACCACGACCGTTTGCTCGACATGCGCGGCATCAAGCCCATCCGGGGCATTGCCGACGGCCTTGCCGCCTCAGCAGGCTACCTCGCCGCCGCCGCGCTGGACGAGTTCGCCATCACCAAGACCGGCTATGCCGGCTCCATCGGCGTCGTGATGCGCCATGTCGACCTCTCCGCCGCGCTCGCTGCAGACGGCATCCGCGTCACCCACATCTACGCCGGCACCCACAAAGTCGACGGCAATCCCTACCAGGAACTGCCTGCCAGCGTGCGCGCCGACTTCCAGGCCGAAATCGATGCCCTCTACCAGATGTTCATCGAATCCGTCGCCGCTGGACGCCGCATGGACCTCGAGGCGGTCCGCAAGACCCAGGCCCAAACCTACCGCGGCGCTGCCGCCGTCGCCGCCGGCCTGGCCGACCGCATCAGCACCACCGACCAAATGATTACCGAACTGGCCGCCCTCCGCGTGCGGTCCTACCCCGTCGGGCAACCCGCCCGCGTAACAGCTCAACAAGGAGACGCATCCATGAGCGAAACCAGCACCACGGCGGGGCAAGCCCAGCAGCCCGCCGTCGGCTTCACCCAAGCCGACATCGACCGCGCCCGCGCCGAAGGCTTGGAGCAGGGCACCCAGGCAGAACGCGCCCGCGTCGGCACCATCCTCGGGCACGAATCCGCCGCCTGCGCCCCGCTGGCCCTGCAGTGCATCAACACCGGGCTGACCACCGAGCAGGCCACCGCGGTGCTGGGCGCATTGCCTGCGGCCGCATCCGCCGCCCTCGCGCCCAACAGCGCCTTTGCCGCCGCGATGTCGGCTGTGCCCAATCCCGGTGTGTCCGGCATTGAGGCCGCTGCCCCCGAAAACACCGAAGCCGCCCTGGCAGCCAGCATCGTCGGCTTGATCGGCGCCACCCGCCAATAAGGAGCCATCGTCATGGACTACAAGGCCAAGTTCGCCACCGAGGGCACCTACACGCCCGACGGGCTCATCGCGGGTAACGCGCATCTGCTGGTCGGCCTCAAGGTCACGGTCAAGAGCGGTCAGAACCTCGTGCGTGGTGCGGTCATCGGCAAGGACGGCGATGGCAAGTATCTGCTCAGCCTCTCCGCCGCCATCGACGGCAGCCAGACCCCCGACCTGATCATGGCCGAGGACTGCGACGCCAGCGCGGGCGACAAGCAGGCGCTCGCCTACGAGCGCGGCGATTTCGCTGCCAACGCACTCACCCTCGGAACCGGCCACACCGTCGCGAGCATTCGCGAAGGCCTGCGCGCCAAGGGCATCACCATCCTGCCGGCCGTGGCCGCCTGACAAGGAGTATCAGCATGGACATCTTTACCATTGGCGTGCTGCGCCGGGTCGTCGAAGCGCTGCCGGAGCCGCAGCCCTTCTTCCTCAACAGCTTCTTCCGCGAAGAGCAGCGCGAGGACAGCGAGGAAATCCACTTCGACCTCGACACCGGCAAGCGCCGCATCGCCCCCTTCGTCGCCCCGATCGTCGCCGGCAAGGTGGTGCAGTCGCGCGGCTACGTCACCAAAACCTTCAAGCCCGCCTACGTCAAGGACAAGCGGGTGTTCGATTCCTCGCGCCCCTTCAAGCGCGCCATCGGAGAGCGCATCGGCGGCGAATACAGCCCCGCCCAGCGTCAGCAACTGCTGCTCGCCCGTGAC